GGTGTAAGTTCTGAAGAAATTGACAGGTGGGGTGAAGCGGTAAAACGAGTCGGCGGCACAACGGATGATTTTAAAAATTCGTTGATGGGATTGGCGCAACATCTCGGCACTACACCTGAAATTGCTTTACGTACTTTACCGCTTTTAGCAGATGCGTTTCAGCGCATGAATCGTGTTCAAGCGTTCATGTACGGGCGTTCACTCGGCATAACAGACCCTACTATTTTACTTTTACAAAAAGGTAAAGCAGGACTCGATGAGCTTTTAGAATCACTTGGGAAATTCGGATTAACAACAGAAAAAGACGCAGAAATAGCACGTAGATTTGACACTGCGACTTTAGACTTAAGTCAATCTTTTAGAAATTTATACACGCGTTTAAACACAGAATTATTACCAGCATTTACGTGGCTATTAAATAAAGGCATAGTGCCGTTCGTTCAATATTTACAGCAGCACACTAGTTTCGTGATTGGCGCATTTGCAGGAATGACGCTGGCTGCGACTGCATTAGCTATAAGTTTAGGTGCGCTGGCTTCGCCGATAATACTTATCGGGGGTGAGATTTTAGTATTGGGAGTTGCATTCGGTGAAGTGTTCCAAAAAATACATGACGTAGTTGAAGATAATATAGAATTTTTTAACTCATTTGTCGAAGCGTGGAAAAAAGGTGATAACACAGTTACAGATATCTTAAAAAAATGGGCTAAATATTTATTTGCGTTACTTTCGCCATTGGGCGCTGCGAGCGAACAACTCGGAGAATTGGCAGGTAGCACAGTGTCCGGGTTGTTATCACCGGAGCAAGATAACAGCTATGACATTCGCGGCATGATGCAAAAAAGTAAAAACTATTTACTAGCTGCGGAGACATCCCCGTTAAATTCACAAACTAATAACAGTGTTTTAAATAATTCAGCATTTAACCGCAATGTGCATGTGAATGTAGATTCAATTCAGGTACAAACACAGGCAACGGATGCACAAGGGGTTTCAAAAGCGATAGGCAAATCAATAGAATCTGAATTGTGGAAAGTAGTTAATTATTTCTCAGACGGAAGACACAATTAATGGCTATCGTTAATTTTAACCCGCTCGCAACTATACAGGCGCTGTTGCCGACAACGACTGTAGATACTGTCGCTATATTCACATCGGGCGGTACCCAGCTTTTCAAGAACGCGAGACCGTTAAAAGTTTTAGTGCGTGAACAAGCAAAAGTCATGGAACATCCGACAGAAACCGGAACTATTATTAGCGATCATAGGATAATACTGCCGATCGATATCGATATTTCTATACTAGTCACGTCCGTCGATTACCCTGATGTATACAAAGCGATAAAACAATATTACGCAAATGCAACATTGTTAACAGTTCAAACGCGTACCGGAACATATACTAATCAAGTTATTGCCGCGTTACCGCATCAAGAAGATGCGGATATTTACAATGGCATAACTATTGCGTTAAGTATGCGACAAATACGATTTGTTACACCGCAGTACGGAATAGTTCCTCAAAGTCCTACAGATGCAACAACCGTTGATCGAGGAACGCAACAAGGAACCGCTGCGACAAATACTGAAGTTAATTCCGCATTGTCTTCGTTTAATAATTTAAAGGTGGGATAGATTATGCAAGAAATTCCAATTGTGAATTCACCCAATCAATCACTGTCTTTAACGTTAGATAATAATCGATACGACATTCGTATACACGCGTGCAAAGATAATTCGGGTAATTTAGTGATGGCGTTTGATATTGCGATAAATGGGAATGCAGTAGTCACCGGTGTAAGAGCTGTTCCTGGTTTTCCGATTATTCCTTTTTCATATCTAGAAAATGGAAATTTCGCGTTAATCACTCAAAACGATGATTACCCGGATTACACTCAATTTGGTGTTACTCAGAATTTAATTTATGCAAGCCAAGTAGAATTGGATACGCTGCGTGGGATTTGATTTTCGGATAATAAGGGTTACTTTTGACATAGGTGGGACTATAAAAACCTATGCGAGTCCCTTTTTTATTACAGTTAACGGAACTAAGTATGGTAATCCTCTGCAAAATGAAGCAGAGATAATCATAGGTAACCTAGATAAAGACACACGTGATTATTTAGTCACGGCTTCATCGCCGTACAATCCTGATCCGAGGCCAAAATCAATTATTGTAGAAGCGGGTAGGGAATCTTATGGAGTTTCAACAATTTATGAAGGTAACATTGTTACATCTGTTGTGACGCAACCGCCGGATATTGGGATAGTATTAAAATGTCTAACCGGAAATTTTATTAAAGGTAACGTAATTTCACGCAATCAGCCGGGGCAAGCAACGCTTGGGCAAATAGCGCAGCAAGTTGCAGATGACACAGCGACTCTTTTAAAGTTTCAAGCCAAACAAAGAAATATTGCTAATTATAATTTCACAGGTTCCGCCCTGAATCAGCTTAAAGTAGTAGGTAATTTAGGCGGAATAAATATCTATATAGATGATAAAATTTTAGTAGTTAAAGATGCATTTGTGCCGCTGCAAGATACGTTAGTTGTAGTGAGCGCAGAAACAGGAATGGTCGGTATACCCGAATTTACAGAGCAAGGTATACGTGTTAAATTTTTGTTAGATACACGTGCGGTACTAGGTGGCGGATTGCAAATAATTAGTAAACTTTATCCGGCGGCGAATGGTATATATGTTATTTATAAATTAGGTTTTCAGATATCTACACGGGAAACACCGTTTTACTATGTAGCTGAAGCAGCGAGATTGAGAGATAACCCATGACTATTAATAACGTACCGGATATTGATCCCGCAAATAATGGTAGTCTCCCAGGCGTTTTGCAATTTGCTTTTTCTAAAATATTGCAAAATGTCGACGGCATGCTACCCGCGCAAGTTATCAGTTATGACCGCACTGCAAATCGCGTTCAAGTCCAGTTACTCATAGCTGTGATGACCACGGGGGGTGCGCAAATCACCAGACCTCAAATTGCCAGCATTCCGGTATTGTTACTCGGAGGTGGCGGATTTTTCTTAAATTTCAACTTAAACGCGGGCGACCTGGGCTGGGTTGTTGCGAACGACCGTGACATTTCTTTATTTTTGCAAAACTATACAAATAGCGCGCCAAATACGAATCGTGTTAAAAGTTTTGCGGACGGGGTGTTCGTACCGGATACCATGAAGGGTTACACGATCGCATCGGAAGATGCTTCCAACGCCGTTTTGCAAAATTTAGATGGAACTGTGAAAATAACGTTGGGAGCAGGACAGATAACTATTTCTGCACCGGTCGTTAACATAGATAATTTTAATAGCGGAACGATATCATTTATCACCCCCGCAACAGGTACTTTAAAAGTAACGGGAAACATAACAGCGACCGGTTCTATCACGCCGGATGTACCTTGAGGGATTTATGCAAACTTTATCAGTAAATGCAAGCAATGATATTTATCTAACACCGCAGGGAAATATCGCTATTGCGTATGATTTAACAGCTGTGTTGCAGAATTGCGAGCAAGCAGTTAAAACGCTGCTCGGTGAAATGGTTTTAAATACTGATCAAGGTGTTCCGTATTTTCAGAATGTTTTTACTGGCACGCCTAATTTACAGCAATTTACCGCAGCGCTTCGCGTAGCTATTTTATCTGTTCCGAATGTTTTAGAAGTTGTGACTTTAACCGCCGAGTTTTCAAGTGATATACTCTCTTATGCGGCGACTATACGTACAAGTTTCGGAACAGGAGTAATTTGACCACATGGCTGATGTTTACAACTACATAGCGTTGACTGGCGTTATCACAACGGATACCGGCGAGATTAATACCGAAGTTCAAAACGAATATAAATCGATTTTCGGGCAAGATTTAAATACGTCTCCTAACACGCCTCAAGGTATGCTAATCACGGCTGAAACATTGTCACGTGTAGCACTTGCAGATAATAACGCAGCACTTGCAAATCAAATTAACCCTAATTTATCCGGCGGTATTTTTTTAGATTCACTACTAGCATTGCTCGGATCTCAAAGAACAACTGCAACGTACTCAACCACTGTGTGCACGTTGACAGGTGTTGAAAATACGGTTATACCCGCCGGCGTACAAATATCAGATTCAAATGGCGATATTTTTCAAAGCATCGTGCAAGTCACAATACCGACAGGTGGGACGCTTACAGGTGTAGCTTTCCAGGCCGTGAATACGGGTTCTATTGCAGCGCCGGCTAACACACTTACTAGTATAATCAGTAATATTCTCGGCTGGGAAACGGTTACAAATACATCAGATGCAGTGATCGGTACGTCTACGCAAACAGATTCTTCAGCACGTTTATACCGACAAAATACGCTAGCAGCAGCAGGAATGGGTTTAGCTCAAGCTATTACGAGTGTGCTTTATGCAGTTCCTGGCGTAACAAGTTTAATTTTCCAAGAAAACGTGACGAGCACGACACAGGTTATAAACGGCATATCGATGGTTTCGCATTCACTATACACGTGTGTTGGTGGATCCGCATTTAATCTTAATATCGCTACGGCTCTAACAAATAAAAAATCAGGCGGTTGCGCATATAACAACGGCTTAGGAATTCCTGTTTCTCAAGTTGTAACTAATCAGTACTCAGGGCAAGCGATTACAGTGCTATTTGACACCCCGTCACTTGTTGCAATTGACATTATAGTCACAGTGCACGCGTTTACTTCTGTTGCAAATGTCGTGGCATCTGTTCAAAACGCGATATTGCAATACGCAGCGGGAGGCATAACAAACGAATCCGGCTTCCCGGTCGGGGGCGCCGTATCGCCGTTTCAGCTCGCAGGCGCGATAAATATTTTAGTGCCGGGGCTGTTTGTACAAGAAGTTCAAGTTGCAAAAAAATCATTTACGCAGTACGGAACTACTACGATCAGCACAAATGTTTTATCTAATCTGACGTATAACTCAGACATACTAGTTGGCATGATTGTGACGGGTGCCGGAATCCCCGGTGGCACAACCGTTTCTAGTTTGAGCGGTGGTAACGCAGTTGTTCTATCTGCGAATGCGACGATTAGTGGAAGCGGTGTATTTACTTTTAGTTTTTCACCGAGTTATCAGACGACTGAAATACCGATCCAAGTTTGGCAACAAGCAGTGACCGACACTTCCAGTATCACGGTAAATGTAGTATGAGCCAAACTGTCGAACAATTTGATTTTTCAGTTAACATACTTAATGCGATTTTGTGGCAATACAACGATGCTACGAATTTAATTGCTATTTTGCAAAATAAACAAAACTGGCTTAACGAGTATCAAGAAGCGTTTTGGCAAAACTGGTACGACGATGTTTTTAATTTAGAAACAGCTGATACGTTCGGGCTATCTGTGTGGTCATATATACTTAATATACCGCTGTACATAGACCAAAATCCCGAATCGGATAATAAACCTATTTTCGGGTTTAACACTGTCGGACTAGAAAACAGTTACCTTAATTTTAATCGTTCTAATTTTTCAACCAAAGGCGAAGTATTTACGTTAACCGTTAATCAACAACGATTCCTGTTGCGTTTAAAGTTTTTTCAGCTTTCAACGAGGGGTTGCATCCCCGATATTAACGCGTTTCTATACTATCTATGTTCTACGTCGAACATCGGATACGCGGGCACACTGTACGCATTAGACGGTTTAAACATGTCAATGCGCTATATATTTACTCAAGATGATTTCCCGGAAGAGCTTTTACAAGTTATTTTAGACTTAGATCTATTGCCTCGCCCCGCAGGCGTGAAACTTGAATACTATATCAACGGCGGCTTCAATTGGGGTTTTGGCGTTTACAATCAGAATTTTACTCATGGCAATTTTATTGATTTGTTGTACACTTAATGTATAAAAAGGAGTTTTAAAAATGGCTAGTCCGTACTACTACTATGTGTATCCTTTCGGCTTAAACGCTGACGATGTACCTGCAACTATCCCGACTCCTGCCGCCGGTGACGGATCAATGAGCTATTATGCGGGTTTTACGCCATTTTACGAAGAAGATTTATTAACTAATCCTTCGGCTCTACCTATTCCCCGAAGTCAGTTCAATCAATTGATGTTGGACATCACGAACAACTTGCAAGAATATCAGCAGTTTGGTACTCCGCAATTCATATTAGCGGCTCAAAATCTGGGGTCAGCTTTCCCGTACCCTATTTATGCACGTGTGTATTACAACGGCGTAGTGTACGAAAATCAAGTGGCTTCTAACACTGCAACGCCGGGTACTGACAATACGTGGTTAATAACCAGCGGAAATGCGAGTGGTGTGCCTATCGGCGTAATGCTAGATTTTGCGGGCGTAACACCACCAGCGGATTATCTACTATGCGACGGTAGTGCTGTTTCACGATCGACTTATTCGGGGTTGCAATCAGCTATTACTTTTTCGTTAAACGGCACAACAACTAACACTGTAAACACTCTAACAAGTTTAAGTTCTACCGCTAACATGTATGTCGGCATGGCGCTAGAAGGCGCCGGTATCCCTACAGGCGCAACAGTTGCAAGTATCACAAGCGGTACCGCGATCACTATGTCTGCTGTTGCGACTGCAAGTGCGACAGTGCCCGTGACATTTTTCTCGTGGGGAAATGGGAACGGCACTACCACGTTTAACGTTCCGGATTATCGTCGCAGAACATCGGTTGGTTCAGGCGGCACAGCAAGTACAGATCCGCTCGGAATCGGAAGCGTAACAGGTCAACACGGTGGCGAGGAAGGACACTCGCAAACAAGTAGTGAAGTTGGTACGCATGCTCACGCTAACACCGGGGACGTTTCAGGATTCATATGCGGCGGGGGCGCAGGAGGTGTCGCAGAAGGGAGTTCGACCGCAGGTTGGACGCTTAAAAATACGACTGCAACGGCGGGAAGTGGAACAGCGTTTAACATCATACAGCCTTCCAATGTCGTGACTAAAATCATTAGGTATAAATAAAAATGGCTAACTTTGACGATGTTAAAAAATATATCTTAGAAGCCGAAGGCGAAAAAACAAGTCTTCTTGTCGGGGATTACGGTGGTTTATCGAAATTCGGGATTAGTTCAAGGGCATTCCCTAGTGTTGATATAAAAAATCTAACATGGGATGAAGCCTGTAAAATTTATTCTGATAATTTCTTTTATAAATATCGCTTGGATCTTATCGCAGATTTTGTCATTTCTGCTCAAGTGATGTTGCTATTTATCAATATGAATCCCGATCATGCGGCTAGGATAGTGCAGCTATCTTTAAATGATTTAGGTTGCAACGTCAATTGCGACGGTATTTTAGGATCTATGAGTATTTCAGAAATAAATAAATATCCCGGTGTTAGAGAACGAATAACCGTGAATTCTATCAAGTACTATTTAGCGTTAGTTGATAGTGATACTTCGCAGTTAACTAACTTGCGCAGCTGGATTAGACGAGTACTACTCACAGCATGAGGGAGGTGCCACGGATGGTTATTACTGAATTTAGAAAAATGTGTAAACATATCCTCACAGGTCGTGACAACGAAACGTATGATAGTTCTCGCGTTTTATGTTTGTTAAGTTTTTTTATCTATTTTGTTTTAGGGTTAGGGAGTGTCATGATACATCGGGAATGGAGTCCCTTAGATTTTGGCGGTGGGATCAGCGCTATGACGGTCGGTTTTGGCGTTAATTTGAAATTAAAAAGCGACACTGAGCCTAAATCAAAAGAAGAATAGGAGCGTTAAATGAATTTGGAAAATATTAAAATAATCTCTATATCAGTGATTGTGATAGTTTTTTGGGTATTTTTAAGTGTTGAGTTTATAGAGAAAAACCATTATAAAAAATTATCAGACAGATGTATAGCACAAATACAAGAATTAAAAGATGAATCACAGAAACAACTAGAACAAGTAGATAAAATAAATTCGGAAGTAGTCGTACAAGAGCAGTCAATTAAAACTAATGTTGAGAGCATAGAAAATGAAAAAGTATCTAAGACATGTAAAAAGGCTGTGGCATGGGGCTATACTCAATCTATTAACTTTTAGCTGCGTATCGTGTGCTGTTAAACCTGCGCCTATTGTTTATGATTGTCCCAAAGTTGTGTTGATTTCTTCTCCCGTTTTTAAAGATAAATTAACTTCATCTTCAACCCCCGATCAAGTTGTTAAATTTTGGGTCGCACGAGCGAAAGGGTATAAGCAATGGCACGATGTAACAGTTTATCAAGTCGATAAAATAAATGGAGTTTAAAAATGAATGTGCTATCTGACGCTAGAATGACTAGAAAATTTATAGATGAAATTTTAAAATCATTTAAGCGAAGAATAAAAATAATTGAACTAGCATCGAGTAAATCGTTTAATATTTTTAAAAAAATACCCGATGAAATATCGGAGTATAGCCGACTAATACATCCGCATTTAAAATTAAATTACACGCATGAAGATTCTAAATACGATGTTGAAGGTTTAACGATACGTCAAACACTGACGGGGGGTTTAGCGGTTATAAGCAATACGTCTAAAGAATTCGACATAGGCATAGCATTACGAGTTTTTCACAAATGCGAAGCATATGAAATACGTGTCATTATCAATCATCTTAAAAAATTAGCTCCAAAAGTTTTGATTTTAAGCGCGATTAGGTTTCGACGTAATTTTAAGATGATTGACGCGCATATAAAAGACGCATGGCCAAATGTCCGGGTTTCAAGTTATTTTTTCGGGTTACTTATTATCTACTTAGTGTAACGTTTACCGCGCCAACCGCCGGATGCTTTTAATGGCCAACCGTGTGCCCAAATAGGCAATGTTGACATTATTTCTTCAAACTCTTGAATTGACCCCCACTTTTCAGGTATTTCGGCTACGATTTCGTCGTGAATATGCATAACTACTTCATATCCTACGTTTTCTAAATTAACGATCGCATTTGCGAGAATGTCACGCGCTATTGCCTGAACACAGTTTTCAGTTAATTTACCGCCGTAAGTATCTATGCGCATCCATCCCCGGGCGCCGTTATTTTCATTAGAATTATATCCTTCAAAAGTGATCGCATTGTCTATTATGCGTGGTCGATGATAAGTGATGAAACGTGAAGAGGGTAGAATACAATGCAGTATATCGTTT